CATAAATCCGGGTAAATTGGCAAAAAATGCCTGATTTCCGGAAAAGCCAATGCTCTATCGGTCTGCGGGGCTCAAGTCCGACAGGCTGCTAGGCCCCAGGCTTCGACCTCGGTTAGTTCTGCCAGGCCGTTTAGGTTGCTCGGCCCCTGGGCGCTAAGGGTCAGGTAGGTGGATTCGGACATGGTGGCGGTTCCTTATGCGGCCAGGGCTTGGTAGATCATTTCGCGGCGCACGCGGCCGCAGCGTTCAAGGTAGCGGGTCAGCTGCCAGAAGGGCAGGGCGCGCAATTCAATAAGCGATTTAGCGTTCACAGCGTTATACTCGGCGTCTGACATAGCGTTCACCTTTAGTCGGGTTTGGGCGGTGTGTTACCGGGTGCCGGGGTGGTCGAAGACCCCGGCACCCGATCCTTTCTTTAGTTGCTGGGTTCCCAGCCTTTCTTAGCCATGTAGTCGGCCAAGGCTTCCTTGAATGCGTCCACCTGGGCGACTTCGTGGGTCGCGCAGAACAGCCGGAAATTCTTGCGCAGCTCGGGCGATACCTTAAAGCCAAGGTCGACCAACTTGCCGTCGCTTCCGGTGCTGGTGTTGTTGCCGACGACAGCGGTGTCTGCGGCGGACTGTGGCGGCTCGCCTTTGTCGAGGCGTGCGCGGGGCTTAGGTGCGCTGACCAGTGGGGCGGTGGCGGGCTGGGTTTTCTTGGCGCTCATGGCTGGCCTTCCTAGTTAATTAGCGTATTAGCATAATAGCGATTTAGCTAAATCGCTAATTAAATTTAAATCAGGGTTTCGAATTTGGCGATGGCGGCGCGGATCAGCTGCAACGCCTGTTCGCGCGGGGCTTTGTACGGGGTTTCAATCACCGAAAGGCCGGCGTCCATGGCGCGGCTGAAGGCGGGTTTCTGCTGGATGGCGCCGTCGAGGGTTTCGAACCGGGTTTTGCCGAGGTAGGTGCGCGCCGCGTCCAGTTCGGCCGGACTGGTGCCGGTCTTGCACAGGGCGAAAACGATGCGCTCGACAGGTATGTCGTGTTTGTCGGCCAGGGTGTTTGCCAGGGTGACGGTCGGTTCAAGGTCGTCGAGGGCCAGGCCGGTCGGCAGGATCATTAAGTCGGACGCCTTGGCAATTTCCACCGTGTCGGCGCTGGCGTGGGGTGCGCCGTCAAAAATCAACAGGTCGGCGTCGCCGGCCTTGCTGACGGCGGTGGCCACGTTGCCGAACATCTGGACGGGCACGTCTGGTGCAACGCCGGCGCGCAGGCGGCGCTGGTTCCAAGCGGTGACAGTGCCTTGCTTGGTGTCGAGGTCGGCGATTTTGACCGACCAGCCGCTAGCGACGAATGCGGCGCCCAGGGCGCGCGCTATGGTGGACTTGCCGACGCCGCCCTTTTGCGACCCGCACCCGATCTTATAGCCCATGGGTTTTGCTCCTTTGCGTGAATTAGCGAATTAGCTAACAGTGCGCAGAGTATAAGCCGGGCAGGAAGTTGTGCAAAGCTAATTATTGAATTAGCGAATTAGCTAACGATGTGCAGGCCGCCGAGACTGGCTATTGAGCCAAGGCCGCCGACCTCGGTTTTGCTGCCGCCGTTGCTGCTGCCAGTGCCGGCGCGCGTTAGGCGGGTGTGGGTGGATGGCGCGCGGGAGCGGCGCGGGGTGCGGTTGCGCAAGGCGTCTAAGTCGCTTTCGGCTACGCACAGAAAGGCGAGCAGCATGCACAGGGCTCGGGGGAATAGAACGCCAAGGGTGAAGCCCCGGGCAATCATGTGGGGGTGAGTCTTGGCGCCGAGCTTGGCCTTGATGCTGGCTTCGATGTAGCGCATGGCTATCGTGTCAGCGTCTAGCTCTTTGCCGATGGTGTTGGGTGTTTCGCCATTGGCCAGGCCGACCAGAACCTGCAATTCCTGGTGTGTCAGGTTTTGCCCGGGGACGCCGATCACGTCTTCGCCCCGGATTTCGTCTAGTGCTGCCTGCATGTTGTGCCTTCCTTGGTCGTGGTGTTGGTTATGCCGCGTGTGCGGTCTTCAACTCACTTATCAATATCGTCAGTTTTTGGAGGTCTTCGACAAGGCCGGCGGCCATTTCGGCGATATGGTCGAGCGCGTTGGTATCGCCGGTGTCGATGGCGCGAAAAGCCATTTCCCGTATGGCAAACGCCTCGGCCGCCCTGCGGTTCATCGTTGCGCATAGGGCCTGTTGGTTCTCGGCCGTAAACAGGGTGATGGCGCCGCGCTGGTGGGTGTCGAGGATGGCGATAGATCCGCTGGTCATGTCTTAACTGCCTTGTCTGATGTGTGTAGCTTACACTTAAAGTGTAAATAGTAGGTGTGAAAAGCCCCGTTAAGGGGCGTTCTTTCGGTTATCTGATGGTGCTGATGATCTTGACGCGGCCGAGGATGTGCAGAGCGTCGAGTTCTTCGCGGGTTAGGCGTTGGTCCGGGTATTGCTCGGGCGCTTCTGATTTTACGGAGTAGGTGCCGTCGAGTTCCTGGCGTATCCAGCGCAGCCAAATGCGGTCGCCGATCAGTAGCGCGAATAAGTCGTCACGGGTGACGGCCGTCACGCTGCGGTCGATTAGTAGGCGGTCATTTTCGCCGATGATGCCGCGCATGCTGTCGTCGCCTGAGCGGATAGGTAGCAGGGCGTTGCGGTTTAGGCCGAGGCTTTCCAGAAACGCCAGGCTATAGGCAAAGGCGTCGTCTACCTGGGCGAGGTCTACAGGTCCGCGCGCGGTACTGATTGCGGCCGGCTTGGGTACGCTGTAGAGCGCTGTTTCTGGTGCGGTGCCGTCATTTTCGCTAAGGGCGGCCATGTATGGGGCGGGCTTGCCGAACAGGTTGCCCAGGTCAATAAATTGTTCGAGCTTGGGCGCCCTGATGCCTTGTTCCCAATTGGAGTATCGGGAGGGGGCTATAGGCTCGCCGGCGATGGCTGACAAGCGCTTCGCGGTTTCCTCGACGGTCCAATCCTTGGCCTGGCGGGCGGCGCGGATGCGGTTGGCGATTTTTTTGCGAAGGGCCGTCATTCTGGTTCCTGTCTGTTTTGCAATTGCGTACACGTTACAACGATTATCGGCGCCATCCAAAAAAATAAACACTTTAAGTGTAAAAAAACACAAATAAACCTTGCAAATTGGGACCCCGTCGCCGACCTTATACACAAATAGTGTTGAGGGTTCGTTTTTGTGGAGCTTAACCCCTGGATTGACAGCCTTTCGCCCAGCGACGCGCCTGCCGCCGCTGTCGAGTTGCTTGGGGAAAAGCGCCGAACGATTGATTCATGGCGCCGTTTCGAGCGGGTGCCGTCGTTTAAGTCGGCGCTGAACATCGTGAAAAAGAGCGGCGGCCGCGTTGACTTCAATGGCATCTACAACCCGTTTTGGCGGGCAATAGAAGAAGGCCATGCGAAGTTCTAGGTCGTTGGTGAGAAACCCCCAGCACTGCCGCTGTACGTCGCGCGAGTGTGGCAAGCGTTTTAAGGGTCGCCCTGGGCTTTCGCTCTGCCCGGCCTGCGATCGGCCAGGCCGGCTTGATCGCTGGGCGGATGCCAAGCCGTGGCGGGCACTGACTTGCCACGGTGACGCCTACCCGTTCCCGCACCGTGCGGCGGGTGGTTGCTGTTGCGGGCCTCGCCCTGTTGTTGAGTTGCGCGGGCTTGCTGGTCTGCCGTTCTGAATTTTGAGGGTTTGTAATGCGTGGTTTTAGGGTGCCGCCGGGTCTGTCTGATTTGGTTATTTCGAGAAAGCTAGAGCAGCGTTTCGGGCTGGCTGGCTTCGCTCGCCTGATCAAGATGGTGGAGCTAGTGGCGGCGCTGAGTTCCACGGATGCGCCGACGACTGCGGTGGTTGCCTGGGGCGATTTTATGATCGCGATTGGCTGCAATAACGAGTCTGCCGGCGATTTTCTGGCCTATTGCGAGCAGGCGCGGGTGATCGAGCGTTCGACCGATGACGGCCGCCTGCGGATCACTTTGATTGGCGAACTTGGCGTGATGGTGGCGAGTGAGGCGCCGCCCCCTGCGCTGCCGGTTGGTCCGGTGCTATTCACTGCGGATAAGCAATGGACGGGCTGGTTTATCACTGAGCTGAATTGCCCGCCGTACCTGGCAAACGACCCATTGACCCGCCAGCTGTTCCGCCGCTGGTGTGCCACGAATGTGACATTGGACGAAGTACAAGCCGCCGTAGAGCTGGCAATTAAGGCAAGCGAGGCGCCCATGCCGGCGGTTCTGCATGACCATCTTAAGACTGTGCGCAATACCAAAATAGAACGCGCCCGCCAGTAGGTCGGTGCAAGGGGAATGCTTTGTTATTGATTGCACTGTCTGGCGGCACTTCCGCCGAACGCGTGGCGATTGCTGATCGCCTGATCGAATCGGGTAAAGGGCAGCTTGTGGCGTTCGCCCAGGCGACGCCAATCGCAGATTTTGGCCCGCGCCGTGCGCGCATCCTGCGCGAAGCCCTGGAAGGCATGGAAGATGCCCCGCCGGCCTTGGGTGGAGTTGTGGCGGTCCACTGCCTTACCGAGGAAGAGGCCGGCGAGGTGCGCGCCCGTGGCGGCGTGGTGTGGCATGTGTACGGCAAGCCGTCGCGGCTTGTCGTTATCCGTCACGGAGACCCGATTGTCACCGATGGGTCGGAGGGGTTTCGTCATGTGCGCGAGCCGCTGGAAGCGCTTTCAGAGCTTCTTTTGTCGCGTCTGTCGTCTGGCTCGGCGCCGATGGCCATGGCGGCACTGGCGAGCCTGGCCGATGGCTAAGGGGTCGAGCCAGGCGCTGCCCGGCTATGCCTACGGCGACCCGGCAAAGATCGTTGAGGCCCAAGAGATTCGCGCGAAGGGCTGTTCGGTCTGCGTGCGGTCGGTGTTCATCCTTGGCTTGCCCATGTGTGCGAACAATTTGAAGTTTCCGGCCTGTCGTCAGGATCGGAAGAACGGTCACCAGCTGACGCCCGAAGCCGGCGGCTAAGGGGGATGGATGGCAAGGCGCGCACGCAACGACTTAGACAACGCCCTTGAGCTGTGGGCGCGGTGGTGTTTTCAGGGCGGCGCCCTGGTCAGTTCGGGCCGCTCGATGCTGGCCAAGCTGATCGACAACAAGGGCGAAATTTTCTTCGGCGGCTCGGGCGGTTCCAGCGAGCCGGCGGACAGCCTGGAAGCCAAGATCGAAGCGGCCGTATTGGCCATGTTTGCCGTTGAGCCTATGCGTGCCGACGTGCTGCGGCTGGAGTACGGGGCAGGGTGGTGGCAGGTGGCCGCGCGCCGCCGTATTGAAGGATACGACCCGCGCGGGGTTGGGCAGTTTGAGAATGCCGACGCGCTGGGGATCAGTTTGCGCACTTACCGCCGAAGGCTGGCAGAGGCGCGGGAAGCCATCGAGACGCACTTGGGGGGTTAAATGAACATTCACCCGCTGTTTTCTGGATTCAAGGGCGAAGACGCTTTCGCTGTCGGTGGCGCGCTGGGTTTCGATGTCCATGTCGAAACCGCTGTCGGAGTTCTGCCGGCCGATGTTCCTGCGGCGCTGCTGTGCCGTATGGGTGACGCTGGCGACCTGGCTGGCTTCCTGCCGGCTGGCGGTTGGGAAGCGCCTGGGGTGCATTGCCTGCTGTTCGTTAAGCCGAGGTCGGCGACGGCGGTGGCCATGTGGCGCGCCGGCCTCGGGGAGGTTCCGCCAGTCCATGCTGATGACCTGGCCGTCGACGCCTTTGCGAACCTGATGAAAACCAAGCTGTGGGTTTCCCGGGGACTGGGTCGGGATGGCTGGGACGATCCGGCGCGTTGCTCTGTCGAGACGCTGGCGGCGCTGCTGGCTCGGCAGCTTTATAAGGGTGACCCGGTCGACCTGGCGAATCTGGCAATGATGGTTCATGCGCGCGGTGGCCGGTCTGACGTAGTGGCTGCTGCTGCCCGTGGCGCCTTGGAGTGTGAAGCGTGAAGCCGGGCGAAGTGGTTGACCTTGAGCCTGGCCAGTGCGCGGCGTATGTCGACGACATGGCGCGGCGTTTCGTGACTCATAACGCCCAGCCGCTGCCCGAGGTTTTGGAAGAGTTGCGAGCTTGGGTTGTTTATAGCGACCGCATGGGCGGCGCCACTCTGGTCGATAAGCTGGCCGCGCGCCTGCTAAGCCATGTCGAGCAGCTGCATGCGGGTATCAGCCAGGCCGCCGAGTTGCTGGCAGGCCCCGCGATTGGGCCGCGCACGCAAGCAGCCATATCGAAACAAGTCTTTCAGCTGCTGGCCACCTTCGACCCGCCGGAAGCCTGAAACACCAGCAAATTAGCGATTTAGCGAAATAGGCGCGCCCGTGCGCCACGGGTTCGCTTTGCCTGAAGAAAGACCCACGCCGCCCGCTAGCATCGCCTGCGGGCATTGCCGAGGCCCGCACCATGCGCAAAACCCTGCAAGTCCAGTTATCGGACGCGGCCATTAAGAAGCACGCCGCCGACCTCGATGTCGCCGAACTGAAAGACCCGCGCCACCCGTTGCGCTTTCGTTACCGTCAAGATCGCGCCCGTGGAAGCTGGCATGTGATCCGCTTCGACAAGGGGGCGAAGTGGAAGAAGGCCGGCAACTGGCCCGACGTGACCGCTAAAGCCATGCTCGACGGTCTGTCTAAAGTGCATGCGCGCCTGCTGGCTGACCCGCTGGCCGCCGCCACTGTCGACGCCTGGGAAACGGTCGCCCAGGTGCTGGACTGGTACGCCGAGCGGGTGAAGAGCGACCGGCACCTATCCGCCGAACGCAAGTCGACCAAGCTGTCGGCCATCCGCCGCCATCTGTTGCCGCGCCTGGGCGCCGTGCGCCTGGCCGACCTGAACAAGTCCGCGCTCGATTCGCTGCTGTATGTGCCCCTGCAAGCCGAGTACAGCCTGGCCCATGTCAAAGGGGTGTTTGGCGTGCTGAAAGTGGCGTTTCGACGTGCCCGTCGCCTCGACCTGATCGCCGCCGACCTGATTGCCGACGTGACCTTCGGCGACTTCAGTAAAGCCAAGATCAAGCCAAAGGGTGCGCGCCTGCGTCATGTGGCCGTCGTCGAGTTGCTGGCCGCCTGGGCTGAGCGCTTCGAACAAGCTGCGCTCGATGTCGCCTTCGCTGTGGTCATGCTGACCCATGGCACCCGGATAACCGAAACCCGTCTAGCCAAGTGGCATAACGTCAACCTGATCGCCGGGGAGTGGTTTATTCCTGCGCCCGACACCAAAGCCAAGCGCGACCATGTGTTGCCCCTGACGCCCCAGGTGGTGGCCTTCCTGACCCGTTACCGCGAATGGCAGAAGGGCAAGGGGTACACCGGCGCCTACCTTTTCCCGTCTTCGACCCGTTCCGGCCAGCCGCTGGCCCGTGGCAAATCCTTCGACATCTTCAAGCGTCTAGGGGTGGGGGATTGGACAAGCCACGACCTGCGCAAGCTGGCCCGCACCCGCTGGACTGAGCTAGGCACCGACAGCCTGATCGGCAAGCTGCTGCTTAACCACGCCCTGGGCGACCTCGATTCAACCTATGTCCAGACCAACGGGGAGGCGCTGAAGCGCGACGCCTTGACCCGCTGGCATGCCTGGCTCGACGGCCAGGGCTTTGTCGCGCTCCACGATAAGACAGCAGCAAGACGGGCCGGCGAACCGACCGAGGCCGAGGCCGCTGACTGGCTGGTGTTCCAGCCGAAATAAGAACCTATGCCATAAGAGGATTTGAACGATGCGGATTCCACGGAAAAACAGCGACACCCTGATCGTCATGGGCGGCAAGTCGGGGGCGTTTTGGTTAGGTTTCTATGCCACTCTGGGGGTGATCGTGGCCGGCTTGTTCGTCCTGGGCGTCAGTCGGTGGGTGCGGCTGGCCATGGGCTGGCTTTCGCAGTGGTGGGGGGCTTAATCGTGACGGGTCACAGCGAAGAGAAAAGCGCGGATGCGCTGAAGAAAGCCGCCCAGCGCGAACGGGATGCCGAAGCCGGTATCGTCGAAGTCGAGGTTAGGCTAGGGCCGGTCGAGGCGGCCATGCTGCGCGATGGCCAGGAAATCCGGGGCGGTGCGGGCGGTCCCTACACCCGAACCGAGTACATCGCGACGCTGATTCGCCGCGACAATGCGCTGTTGCAGCAGCAGCGCGGCACGCTGGAAGGGCGGGTGTGCGGAAACTGCCTAAAGCCCTTGCCGCGCGGGTGTGGCGGCACTTGGGGGCGTGAATCGCTGTGTGAGTACGCCCAAGTTGATCGCGCCCTGAAGCTGTGACGGGGCACGTTTAAAGCGGGTTGACAGGGTGGCGGTTTTACACGTTTAGTGTTTTCAACACTAAACGTGTTGACAGCCCTTGGCAGTTCCCCGTAGGCTTTGCCCCATCGTGGTGTTTTTGCGGACACGGCGACCATCAGCGCACAAACCTTTGACCCCCGGCCCTAACAGGTCGGGGGTTTTTTTATGGGAAAAATAATCGTGACCGATCACGTCGACCCGTCCACCTTGGTCGCCAAGGCGACGCCGCCGCTGGCCTACGGTGCCGCAACTCTGGCGGGCCTGAGTATCGAGCAGTGGATTAGCGTCTTGACCGTCGTCTATCTGGTGTTTGCCATCATCACCCTGATATTCCCGGGCTGGCGTGTGGCCGTTGTTTCGTGGTGGCGCAAATGGCGCGGGTGAAACTACCGGCGGCCATCCTGGCGGCAGTCCTGGCGGGTGGTTCGGCGCTTCAGATAATGACCGCCGCGACCCCCGTTCTAGAGGGCAATCCGCTGGCGGCCTATCAGGATATGGGCGGCGTCTGGACTATCTGCGGCGGCGTGACCAAGGGCGTCAAGCGCGGCGACGTTGAAACCGTCGAGGGCTGTGAGCGTCGCAACGCCGAGGCCATCGCCATCGGTCTGGCTGACGTTAAGCGCTGCGTCGGCGCTGCTGCTGTCGAGCGCTGGCCGCAAACGATGCAGGCCGGTCATGGCCTGTTTTCGTACAACATCGGCGGCCCTAAATACTGCGGCTCTACCCCGGGCAAGGCCGCCAAGGTTGGCGACTTCGCCAGGGCCTGCGCGGGTATCAGCAAATGGCGCTTTGTTGCCGGCAAAGATTGCGCGACCTCGGGCACGTTCTGCCCTGGGATCATTCAACGGCGCGCCATCGAGCGCACCTTATGCGAGTGGGAACTATGAGTCGTTGCCTGTTGAGTGCGGCCCTGTTCCTGCTGGCTGCCGGCCTGGCGGTCGGCCCGTATCAAGTGGGGTTCGTATGAGGCTTTACGCATTGGGCGCCGCCCTGCTGATTGGTGTGCTGGCCTTGTGGCGTATCGACGCCGCCGAGTCCGCCCGGGTACTGGCCGAACAGGCCGTGACGCATAACGCCGCGCTGCTGGCGGTGGAGCAGGCACGCACTGCCGAGCAGTCGGCTGTGATCGCTGACCAGCGCGACCAGATGGGCCGCATGACTGACGCCGACAAGGCGTTCCGCGCCCTGGCACAGACCATCACCCGGGACGGCGCGGCCACCCGTCAGACCCTTCAGGAGTTGAAAGAGAATGACCAAGCTGTCGCTGAGTATCTGCGCGGTGCTGTGCCTGCTGTGTATGGGGTGCAGTTCGCCCGCCCCGAAACAACCGACCCCGTCGAGTACAAGCCAGGTCGAGCCGTGCCCGCTGGTGGCCTGCCGCCTGCCGGCCCGGTCGGCAATCCTGCGCAATGACCAGTGGCAAGGTGCCGTGCTCGACACTGAAGACGCGTTGAAGACGTGCGCCGCTCAGGTGCTGGCGTGCATCGAGCAGCAGGGGCCTGCGCGCCCGTCGCCCTTGGCCCCTGTGGGTCTGGGTCCCTCTGGCGGATAAATCGCTGACTACGGTCGTCAGGCCCGCGCGGCTCGCGAATTTTTCGGTTTTCGGAAATCCGCGCCCTTTGTCCATGTTTATTGTTCAGTTTCTGAACAGTTGACGGCTCGCAACCCTTGATATTGCTGGCGCGCTATGCGCTGAAAAAAGGTGGCAAGGTGGACAAATAGGGCAAAAACCCCGGCCCCCCTTCGCCCTGGTCGCCCTATGCCGCTGATTCTGAATAAACGCGAGTACGCCGACGCCCGAGGCATGTCCGAACGGACGGTCACGCGCTGGCTTGCTGAAGGCTTGCCGTATGAGGGCAGCGGCAAGAAGGGCGACGCCATCCGCATCGACATGGCCAAGGCCACCGCCTGGGAAATTGCCCGGGAGGTGGCCCGCCAGTTGGGCGACGGTCGACCCGTGGACGGCGAAACGACCACGCGGGAAGAGGAAGAGCTTCGCAAGCTGCGGGCCGAGCGCCGCTTGAAAGAGGCTGAACAGCGGCTGCGCGAGCTGGAGCTAGGCGAAAAGGAAAAGACCCTGATCGACCTTGACCTAGTCGAGCAGACCCTAGCGAACGCCCTAACTCAGATGGCAATGATTCTGCGGCCCGTGGGCCGGAAAGTAATTCCCAAGGTTTTCACCGCGCGCAATGAAGCGGCGGGCCTTCAGATTTTCGACGACGAACTGACGCGCGCCATGTCGGTCGCGGCCGACATGCTGGAGGCGTTAGACATCCATGCCGCACCGCCTGAAACGGATACTTACCCGGGCGGCTAAGACCTTCAGGCCGCCACCGCTTCGGGCGGCTTGGTTGTGGGCGAACAAAAAACGCATCTTGCCGCCTGGCAGTCCTGAGCCTGGCCCGTGGAATAGCAACCGCGCGCCCTGGGTCAAGGGGATTACCGAGGCCATCCGCGACCCGTTGTTCAAGATGGTAACGGGCGTGATGGGCGCGCAGATGTCGAAGACCGACGGCGTGCTGTTGAACGCGGTCGGCTGGCGCATGGATGACGACCCCGGCCCGGTCCTGTACATCGGCCCGACCCGCAAGAACGTCGAGTCAGTCAGCAAAGACCGTTTTTCGAAACTTCTGCGGTCGGTGCCGTCGCTATACGAAGCCCTATCGAAGGGCAAAAGCGACACGATCAACGAAAAGTTTATCAACGGCCAGCGCATCGGCTTCGGCTGGGCAGGGTCCGCGACTGAACTGGCGTCGCACCCATCGCGCGACGTGTTTGTCGACGAACGCGACCGCATGGGCAACAACGTCGGCGGCGAAGGCGACCCGATCAGCCTGGCCGAAGCGCGCATCAGCAACTTTATCGACGGGAATGTCACCGTCGTGTCGACGCCAACCGTTGGCAGTGTCGAAACCGAAACCGACGAAAACGGGCTTGAGCGCTGGAAGCCGTCCGACGATGTCAATTCGCCGGTGTGGAAGCTGTGGCAGGAAGGCACGCGGCACGAATGGGCCTGGCCTTGCCCTGGTGCGAAGTGCGGACAGTATTTTATTCCGCGCTTTTCGAGTCTTTGGATACCGCCAAACGCGACGCCAAAGCAGGCCCTTGACGGTGCGCGGCTGCATTGCCCGCATTGCTCTGAGGAAATCGCCGAAGAGTCGAAAGAGTGGATGAATGACCGGGGCGTTTTTGTCGCCCCGGGGCAGCGCCTGGTTGGTTTCACCGACGAAGGCGCGCAGATCGAACAGGGCGGCGTGACTGTCACGGTCGACTTTGGGACCTACCTGGCCCCGGTCGACGCGGACAGTTCGGCGTCGTTTTGGGTGTCTGGTTTGTGTTCGCCCTGGCAGACCTTTGGCCAGCGCGCGCGCAAGTTCGTTGTTGCCCTGCTGTCGGGTGAGCCTGGCCGCATGCAAGCGGCGATTAACACCGCGTTTGGCGAGCTGTACATGGTCAAGGGCGAAGCCCCGGCATGGCAGTCGGTGGCGGCCTTGCGCCGGCCCTATGCCTTCGGCGAAGTGCCGCGCGGGGTTCAGCTGATCGTCGCCGGTGTCGACGTACAGGGCGACCGCCTGGTCTATGTGGTGCGTGGCTTCGGTTACAACTTTTCGTCGTGGCTGATCGAGCACGGCGAAATTTGGGGCGACACGGAACAGGAACAGGTGTGGCACGACCTGGGCGCGCTTCTTGAAACGACCTACGAAGGCCGTCCGATTGCTCGCATGCTGGTCGACTCTGGCTATAAGCCAGGCGGCAAGGCTGCGCCGGTTCACATGGTTTACCAGTTCTGCCGCCGCTACTACGGCCGAGCGATTCCGACCAAGGGCCGCCAGCAGCAGGACAAGCCTTATAAGTTCGCTGAAGTGGATCAGAAGGGGCACGACCGCCAGCCGCTGAAGCTAATGCACGTCCATACCGACCACTTTAAAAGCTGGGTACATGCCCGCATCGAATGGCCGGTCGAGCATGCCGGGGCTTGGTATATCGCCCAGGACGCCAGCGACGACTATTGCCAGCAAGTGGTTGCCGAGGCCCGGCTAGTGACCCAGGCCGGGCGCGTGTTCTGGCACAAGCTGCGCACCGACAACCACTATTTCGACGCTGAAGTCTTGGCGGCGACAGCGGCCCATCTTGAGCAGGTACACCGCCTGCCGCGCCTGGGGGATGAAATGTTAGACCAGCCGAGCGACGAAGAAACCGCCGCGCCCGAAACGCCTGCGCCGCCCGAGGGCGCGCCGGTGAAACAGAAACCCAAGCCCCCGCCCGAGCCGGCCCCGCCGGTTGCGAAACGTAAGAAGCGCCGCCGGGGTGCTGTGAGTGAGTGCCAGATATGAGCCGGAACCGACAGGCGATTCGTGCGGAAGTGGCCGCCATCGACAGGGCGATAAACGCCGTGCTGGAAGGCGGCCAGGATGTCGAAGTGACAACCGCTTCAGGCACGCGAAAAGTAAAGATGGCCGATCTTAAAACGCTGTATGCGCAGCGTGACCGGTTGCGGCGCAGCTTGCGCGGCGGTCCGGTTGCGCGCCAAGGGATTCCGATATGAATCTAAACGTCGTCGACCGGGTCGTCGGCTTCTTTTCCGCTTCGGCGGGTCTGGAGCGGGCGCGGCACCGCATGAGCCTGGACGCCCTGGATTCATTCGCGGGCGCGTCGAAAAGCCGCCCCGCGCTGAAATCGTGGTTTACCTCGAAAAAGGATGCGGACGGCGACCTAAACCCCGAGCTTGCGACGTTGCGGTCGCGGTCGCGGGACCTGGAGCGAAACAACCCGATTGCCCACGGGGCCATGAAAACCAAAACGGTCTATGTGATCGGGACGGGGTTGCGCCCCGAGCCGAGCATCGACGCCGAGTTTCTGGGGCTGAGTTCTGAGCAGGCCGAGGCGCTACAGTCGCAGATGCTGCGCGAGTTCAACCTTGCCGCCGACTGCCTGGAAGCGGACGCCGCGCGGCGCAAGACCTTCTATCAAAAGCAGGCCGAGCTTTACCATAGCGCCCGGGTTAACGGTGACTCGTTTTTGTTGTTGCCGCACTTCGCCCGTGACGGGTCACCGTATGAAACGCGCTTTCAGTCGGTCGAGTCTGACCGGGTGTGTAACCCCAACAACAAGCCCGACAGTGAGCTGCTGTCGGGCGGCTTTTCGTTGGACGAACACGGCGCGGCCGTGTCGGTGCATATCTTGCAAACCAGCCCGTCTAAGCGCTTTCTGCGGTCTAAGGCGACCTGGCAGGAAGTGCCGCTATTTGGCGAGAAGGGCCGGCGCAATGTGCTGATTCACTCTAACCACAACATGCGGGCCAGTCAGACGCGCGGCATTCCTGACTTAGCGCCGGTTATTGAGGTGATCAAGCAGGCGGGCCGTTACATCGACGCGGAACTGATGGCGTCGGTTATCAGCTCGAAATTTACCGTATTCATCAAGTCCGCCCGCGATGTCGGCGACGGTGATCCGTTCCGCCCAGGCGGCGGGGTGGGCGGCGGTTCGGCTGACGATGACGAAGACGACGAAGAGGCCCGCGACCTTCGCTTAGGCGACGGTCTGGTCTATGAGCTGGACGAAGGCGAGAGCATCGAAACGGCCAACCCAGGCCGGCCGAATGCGGCCTTTGACCCGTTCGTGACGGCGCTCTGGCGCATGATCGGCGGGGCGATTGGCGTGCCGTTCGAAGTGCTGATCAAGCACTTTACCGCCAGCTATTCGGCCAGCCGCGCGGCGCTGTTGCAGTTCGCGCATTACATCATGGTTGACCGTGCAAATTTCGTGGTCGACGTGTGCCAGCCGTATTACGAAACCGTGATCGCCGAAGCGGTCGCGCGCGGTCGGCTGCGCCTGCCGGGGTTCTTTCAAGACCCGCTAGTCCGGCGTGCCTACTGCCAAGCGCTTTGGCATGGTCCTAACCTGGGTGAGCTGGACGAACTGAAGGCGGTAAACGCTGCCGAGAAACGGCTAAAAATTGGCATCAGCACGCACGAACGCGAAACCCGCCACTTGCTTGGCCAGCCGTGGGAGCAGATCAACAGCAAGCGCGTTATCGAAGAGCGCCGCAAGTACAAACCCGTGTCGGCCAGTGCGCCGCCTGGTGATGACGAAGGCGATAACCCAAGCCCCGCCGGCAAAAACCAGCGGGGCTTTTTAGTGCCTGGGGGCAGCGAATGAGAAAGCTAATGGCCTTGCAGTTCCTGGCGTCGCAAGCCTGGGCGCTGCCGCCGACCATGCTGGCGGATATGCAGGCAATCGCCATGCGCGAGGTCGCCGCCGGCCGCTGGGAGGCCCTGACCACGCAGGACGGGGAGTCGCTGAAGGCTGTGCCAATTGTTGAGGTGCGCGACGGCGTCGCCCTGATCAAGGTGCGCGGCGTGGTTTCCCGTTATGCCAGTTGGATGCATGACATCTGCGGCGGGACCTCGACCGAGGCCCTGGCGAAGTCGCTGTCGGCTTCCATTGAAGACCCTAAGGTCCGCGCCGTGGTGCTGTGGATCGACTCGCCAGGTGGCCAGGTTAACGGCCTGAACGAAATGGCGGAAATGATCTTTCAGGCCCGGGGCCGGAAAAAGATCGTCGCCTATGTCGGCGGCCAGGCGTGTTCGGCGGCCTATTGGATGGCTTCGGCCTGTTCCGAGGTGGTGATCGACGCGACTGCCGAGCTGGGTTCTGTGGGCACTGTGGCGGGGTTTGTTATCCGCCCAGCGCTTGAAGGCGAACAGCGCATCGAAATCGTGTCGAGCAATGCGCCGAATAAGCGCCTTGACCCGACCAGCGAGGAAGGTCAAGCCGCTGTTCAGGCCATCGTCGACGACCTCGAAACGGTATTCATCGACGCCACGGCCCGAAACATGGCCGTGACGCGTGACAAGGTCCTGGCCGACTTCGGCAAGGGCGGCACCTTTATCGGGGCCAAAGCAGTTAAGCAGGGCTTGGCGCACCGCCTCGGGAGCCTGGAAGGGCTGATCGCTGAATTAAGCGGCCGCCCGCAAGCCCGCACCGTTCCACAAACCAAGGCGCAAACCGCCGCCACGAAAAACCTAGGAGCAAGCACCATGCCTCTGACTATCGCAGAAGGGGCGACGGCGGCCGCCGTCGCTGAGGCCCTGAAAGCCCAGCACCCCGAAGCATTCGCCAGCATCGCCGCCACGGGCAGCGCCGGAATGGAAGCCGCTGTCGCGGCGGCCCGCCTGGAAGGGATCGCCGCCGGCAAGCTGGAAGGCCAAGCCGCCGAAACCC